CAACCGGCTCTACGGTGGCAAGGTCGCTGAGAACCTGTGTCAAGCAGTTGCACGCTGTGTCATCGGGGAGCAGATGCTGATGATCGAGAAGGAACTGCGCGTGGTGCTGACTGTGCACGACGCCATCGCATGCGTAGTACCGGAGTCGCAAGCAGGGGAAGCGCAAGCGTTCATTGAAGACTGCATGCGCACCCCACCGAAATGGGCGGAGGGCCTACCGCTCAATTGTGAATCTGGAATGGCCCACACCTATGGAGATTGCTAATGACACCGCTTAAAACACTCCCGAGTTGGTTTTCTGAAAACGGAATCGAAGATGCCACTGCACGGACGACTGAAGGCATTACCGAAGACTACGTGTGGTTCGAGTCTGAAGCTGTTCTGCGGGAATTGGACGGGACTGCAAGCCGGTTCAAAAAGCTGGCGTCAGTCATGCAAGCACGACACAACGAGCACCTGAAAATTCTCCGCGAACTTCTTGATGAAAACCGCGCACTCAAAGCAGAACTGAAGGCCAAACAATGAAGCCTATTACTTGGTCATACAGTAACTTGAGCCTGTTTCAGCAGTGCCCCAAGAAGTACTATCACCTGCGCATCGCCAAGGATGTGAAGGAGGAGTCCTCTGAGGCGCTCACGTTCGGCAACGAGATTCACAAGATCGCGCAGGAATACATTGAGAACGGCAAGCCGATCCCCGAGAAGTTTCGGGGCGACATGCAGGAGGCGCTCGACAAGCTCAACGCCATCCCCGGCCAGAAGCTGTGCGAGAACAAGCTGGGCCTGACCGCTGACCTCAAGCCCTGCGGGTTCTTTGACAAGAACGTGTGGTGGCGTGGTATCGCCGACCTGATCATCCTGCAGGATGACAAGGCGTTCACTGTGGACTACAAGACGGGCAAGAAGAGCCAGTACGCAGACCTCAAGCAGCTTGAGATTCTGTCGCTGGCCATCTTCAAACACTTCCCGCACGTGAAAAAGGTCAAGGCGGGCTTGATGTTCCTGTTCGCCGAAGACTTTGTGCGCACCGAGTATTCCGCTGAGAACCAGCAGGAGCTGTGGGTGTCGTGGCTGTCCGATGTGGGGCAGCTCGAAGCCACGGTCAAGAGCGACGTGTGGAACGCCAAGCCCAACTTCACATGCCGTGGCTACTGCCCTGTCACATCATGCACACACCACCAAAACAAAAAGTAAAACCCAAAGAGTTCGACTGGAGCAGCTGGAACCCATTCCAGCGTGTACCAGAAGACATGGCCCGGCGGTACATGCGGAAGCGCCGGTCCAAGCCCCAACCTCTTCCGCTTGAGCAAGCCCCTTTCTAGGAGAAACAAATGGCTAATAAATCAAACACAGCAAAAATCCGTGCGTACATCGCCGCGAACCCGGACGTAAAACCCGCAGATGTGGCAGCGAAATTCAACACGAAGGTCACATACGTGTACGTGCTGCGTTCGCAGATGAGGAAGCAGGTTCACAAAGTCACCCCCACCGGACGCAAGTTCAAGTGGGCTGATGTGGTCACTGCGGTCAAGAAGAACGAGGCAGAGGCATGGCAACCGCCCGAGTTGCTGCCAGTGCCTGAAGCGCCCAAAGTCGTCGCGGACATGGTCAACCACCCCGCGCACTACAAGACGGGCGGCATTGAGACCATCGACTTCATCGAGGCCAAGGGTCTGAACTATCACCTCGGCAACGTGGTGAAGTACGTGACCCGTGCTGATCACAAGGGTGATCGCCTTGAGAACCTGAAGAAGGCTCAGTGGTATCTGGAGCGCGAGATCGCTCAGAGCGTCTAAAGGAGGGGTGGATATGAAGCGCGAACAAACCCGAGTCGAGCCGACCACCCGTGTAACTGACGTGAAGTTTGCATATCAGCGCGGTGCTGATGTGCAAGCCACGTGGCGTAGGTTTGGGTGGGTGCCACCGAGCGCCACGATGACCCCGCCTCCCCCGGAACGTATCCCTGACGCAGGGTGGGAACCGATGCGGAGGGTGAAATGAGTGGCCTGAAGGTTGCCAAGATCGACAGGTACGGCCCTGCATACACACTCAAGTCCGTTATCAACACCGCAGCCGATGAGGTAAACCAGCCCGGCGGCAGCTACATCACCCGAGGAGCAAAAGCCGTGACTATTGATATGCAGAAAGCAACTGAAACACTGACCGAAGCAGAACGCAGTTTCTCTGCAGCGATTGATAGGTACCAAGCGCAGACCACTGCCCTGTCTGCCGCAGCTAAGAAGTGCTCGGGCGATGTGCGCAAAGCTGCCGACGACTTGTCCTCTGGTTTGGCTAAGGTGGAGAAGACCGCTAACTTTGCCAACCTTGAACGCTATGTGACTCTGTTGGAGCGCGCAGCCACGGCCATGCAGATGCTGGCGGAATTGGAGAAGTCTGGCAGGCTGGACAAGATTGCAGGGGCTTTGAAATGAAGGACGCTGGAGGCCCTGCCTACCCGACAACTCAATACGCCAACGGCATCAGCCCCAGCGGGCACAGCCAAGGCATGACCCTGCGCGATTACTTTGCTGCGAAGGCGATGCTGGGGTTACTCACCTCCACTCGGATTAGCAAACCTGATTGGATTGCTAACGACTCCTACGAGATGGCCGACGCGATGTTGAAAGCGAGGGAAAAATGAAACGCTTTTTAATCCTGCTGACTCTGTGTGGCTCTGCCCACGCAGAGTTTTGGGATGGCAACAAGTTGCACAACCATCTGTCAGGCAATTCAGCCGAGCAGTTGCTGGGCTTGGGCTACGTGATGGGTGTCGCGGATGTGTTGCAGCACATCGTCGTCTGTGCTCCGGGCAACGTCAACGCCGGCCAGATGCGAGACATGATTGCGAACTACCTTGCCAACGTTCCGGCAGACCGACATCTGACGGCGGAAGCAATCATCAGAAAAGTTCTGAGATCGCAGTGGCCCTGCGACAAACCTGCTGGGAGGCAGCTATGAGCATCGACGCCATGAAGCAGGCGCTGGAGTACATACGGCCCGGCGCAATAGTTCCAGTCACTCCAGAGACCGTGAAGATATTGGTGGACGTTCTGCGCCTCGCCATTGAGCAGGCCGAGAAGCAGGAGCCGGTGATTGGCACGAAAACTTGGTACGAGGATGGCAAGGTCATCAAACAAAACCTGTATCCGTCTGACGTGTACAAGGAGGAGAAGCAGGAGCCGGTGGCGTACACCCAAGGGCATTGCAAGGAAAAGGCAAAGCCCGGTGGATGCCAGTTGCACAACCTTCACTGCGGCTACCCGGCCTGTGATCGCAAAGCAACTGCCGCCCCGCCCCAGCGCCAGCCGCTGACGAATGAAACGCTGTGGGAGATGTGGGTCGAGTCGCCTAGCGACGTGCTGCAATTCGCCCGCATCATCGAGCGCGCCCACGGAATCGGGGGTGGGGAATGACTGAACGTCAATGCTCATCGTGTGGGGGATTTTGCAAACGTAGCGGCTGCGAGCGTGAAAACGTAAAGCGGGCCGCCGAACTGCGCCTGCACAGCGTGAACGCGCAACTACTGGAGGCGCTGGAGAGCATGGTTGCATCTTGCTGGAGCGATGGATTTACGAACCGCAAATACAACAGCGACGAACATGAAGAAAACGTGCAGCGTGATTTGGTTCTTGCTGCCATCGCCGCAGCGAAGGAGAAGGTATGAGAAAAAGTTTGCACCTGACCACCGAGTTTTTCCCGCGCCTGTGGCCGTGCTTTGCTGTGGGGTTTTTCAGCGGCGGCAACGAGTTTGTCTTGCACCTTTATCTGGTGTGCTTTCGCATCCGGTGGGGGTACTGATGAACAACGAGAAAGTAATCGCCCTACCGGCGAGCACTAACTACACCCCAGAGCAGGCGCTTAAGTCGGCACTGGATATGTGTGAGGATGGTGGCCTAAGCGATGTGATGATCATCGCCTACGACTGGGAGGGCGAACTGTTCATCCGATCGTCCAAGATGACCCGGGCCGAGGGGCTGTTCATGGTGGAGAAGGCTAGGGAGTGGTCAATGTACGGAGGTTTGAAATGAGCGCAAAACGAGAGTACCTGTGGGCGGTGTTCACCAGCACTCCGCAAAGCCCGAAACTTGTGGAAGCGGCGCTGATTTTCTATCACGCCGAAGTGCCTGTTGAACAGGCACGTGAGTACGTCAAGGTGTTGGCAGAAAAAATAAAGGAGATGAAATGAACAGAGAAGATGTGATCCGCATGGCGCGGGAGGCCGGGCTGCACAGGCAACAGCACAACCTGATGAGCAACCCGGTTCAATACCGATATAGCTATGACGGCTATGAGGAGAACCTTGAAGCCTTCGCCGCCCTTGTCGCCGCAGCCGAGCGCGAGGCGATAGCTCAAATGGTGGAGGATGCCCCGCCGCTGGCTGAATTCGTTAAAAACGATAAGGGTGGCTGCATGGTTTGTGGATTCACGCCCAAGCTGGCTGCCGCCGCCATCCGCGCAAGGGGGCAGGGATGAGGTATTGGTTCTACACGATCCTTGCCACATGGCGGATGCTTACCGGGCGCTGGTTTGTGTGGCGTGATGCGCCTACCCCTGTTGTTCGTCGAGCTGCTGTGCTCTGGCGATGGGCACGCCATGAAGAAGACGATCATCACAAAGCGCTGATCTGGCAAGCCCATCAGGAATACAAACTGAGGAAAAAGAAATGACCCTCGCCATCATCATCTTCCTGTTAGCCACCGCAGTCTTGATGTTGATTACGATTCCGTTCGTGATGATGATTTCAGAGATTGAGGACTTCTGGGCGAACGTCCGCTTCTGGTTGGTTGTTGCCACGGCATGGGCTGTGGTTTGGTTTGCGGTGAGCTATGGGCACTAACGTTCGTATCAACAAAGTAAGAGAAGTTCTGCGGGCATCGGATGGGTTAACCGTGGTACAGATCGCGGAGCTTGCCGGTACAGGCACGTCACATATTCATAGGATGCTGCACAAGTTCCCCGACGCCTACATCGACCGCTGGATTAAAACTGGCCGGCGCTTGACCGCTGTCTGGTGCGTCGTCATTCCACCACCTAACTGCCCTCGTCCCGAGAGCCGGAGAAACAAATGAAACTTAAAGAGTACGAAGTCAACGTGCAATTCAAAGTGGCGCTGTACGACAACCACGATCAGACGCGGATAGCCCTTAACCTCCAAGAGGCGATGTCTAAGGCGGTTTTTGATGTCTGCAAGGATTCCTATCCGCCGATGCTCCCTAGTCAAACCTCTACCACCATCACCGAGAAAACCAATGCCTAAGCATAAATGCAAATGCCCGCCCGGAAGCCCCTTCCACTGGATGGACGATCCTCGCCCGTCGATCTTTGCTCTCGATCCCAATATGAAAGCAGCGGTAACGCTGTCGCACAACCAGACGATGGTGATCGAGCGTGAGCGCGAGAAGGGTCGGGACATCAGTCACTTCCCCGGCATGTCTGATAAGTCCGCTAAAGCACTACGTATCAACGTAAGAGAGTTCAACATTTTTACCCGTGCGGGGAAAATTCTATGAAGCAAGACACTTTGATCGACTACGCCGCTCCCTGCATGGCCGCTGAGAAGGCCCTGCGGGATTTACACAATGCGGTGCTAGAAGGAAAATACGACGAGGCCATGATGCTTGCGCTTGAAGCCGCAGCCGAGGCCCGTCTTACCTACCACGCCATTACACACATGAAGGAGCGCTCGAATGCCCTACGTCAACAAACCCCGCCCGTATAAAAAAGAGTATCAGCAACAGCTTGAACGCGGGGACATCCCCGCCAAGCTGGAGCGTCAACGCGCTCGGCGAAAGCTCGATGCCAAAGGTGTGGACCGCACCGGTAGGGATGTGGCCCACGTCAAGGCGCTGAGCAAGGGTGGCACAAACAAAGATGGTGTGCGGTTGGAGGCTCCGTCCAAGAACCGCTCCTTCAAACGGAACCCGGATGGGTCTATGAAGTAATGCAAGTACTGGCAAACAAAACGCTTGTCGTAAAAACCCGCAACCCTGCCCGGATCATCGAGACGATTCCGGACAGCAAGATCGTCAACAACTATGGCGACGGGCGCTACGAGGTGTCGGTCAACTGGGGGCTGCGGGAGAGCATCACCCTGAGCAAGCTCAACGTCAAGAACGTTCCGTCCACCATCAAGCGGGACTACAAGTGGCCACGCCCCTTGGGGCTGAACCCGTTCGACCACCAGAAAGAGACGGCGGCGTTTCTGACGCTGCAAAAGCGCGCGTTTTGTTTCAACGAGCAGGGCACGGGTAAGACTGCCAGCGTCATCTGGGCTGCGGACTACCTGATAAAGATGGGTATGGTCAAGCGCGTGCTGATCGTGTGCCCGTTGTCCATCATGCAGTCGGCGTGGCAAGCGGACCTGTTTCGGTTTGCCGTGCACCGTACCGTGGACGTGGCGTACGGTTCCGCTGACAAGCGCAACAAGATCGTCAAAGGGTCCGCTGAGTTCGTGATCGTGAACTACGACGGCATCCCGGCCATCGCCGAGAGCATCGAGAAGGGTGGCTTTGATCTGATCGTGATCGACGAGGCCAACGCCTACAAGAACGTACAAACCAAGCGCTGGAAGCTCATGCGCAAGCTGGTCACGGATGACATGTGGCTGTGGATGCTGACGGGTACACCCGCTGCCCAATCCCCTGTTGATGCTTTTGGCCTAGGGCGGCTGTGTGTGCCGGGCCGCTGCCCCCGTTTCTTCGGTGACTTCCGAGAGTCGGTCATGCAGCAGTTCGGCATATACCGGTGGGAGCCACGCCCCGAGGCAGAGAAGATCGTCTTTGAGATGCTGCAGCCCGCCATCCGGTTCACCAAGGAAGAGTGCTTGGACCTGCCGGAAGTCACGCACATGACGCGCATCGCGGCCATGACAGCAGAGCAGAAGAAGTACTACAAGGAACTCAAGGACGAGCTACTGCTGGAGACTGGTGGCGAAGAGGTCAGCGCGGTCAATGCTGCCGCCAAGATGAACAAGCTGTTGCAGATTTCTGGCGGTGCGGTTTACACCGACACCGGCACCGTCATTCATTTCGATGTGTCGGAGCGACTGCGCGTAGTAGAAGAAGTTATCAGCGAGGCCAGCCACAAGGTACTTGTGTTTGTGCCGTTCCGCCACACCATCGAGCTGCTGTCGGCGCACCTGACCAAGGCGGGCATCACGAACGAGGTCATTCATGGTGACGTATCTGTGCGCAAGCGTACAGAAGTGTTCAAACAGTTTCAGGAACAGCCGAACCCTCGCGTGCTGGTGATTCAACCATCGGCTGCCGCGCACGGGGTTACCCTGACCGCTGCGAACACGGTGATCTGGTACGCTCCTGTTACGTCGACCGAGACATATCTGCAGGCCAACGCCCGCATCAACCGACCCGGTCAGCGCAACGCGATGACAGTGGTGCACATCCAAGGCAGCCCGGTCGAGAACCGGCTGTATGCGATGCTGCAGGGGAACATCAACGCGCACGAGAAGTTGGTGGACCTCTACAAAAAAGAGCTGTTGGGTACTTGACAAAGTCCAAACAAGCTCGCACAATAAATCCCTCTCACTTTAGGAGATGCAATGTCAGACATGGACGACCTGTCCCAGCAGTACCTTCGCCTTCGCCAGAAGCGCGAACTTCTCAAAGAGCGGTTTACCGCCGAAGACGGCGAACTCGAAAAGGCCATGGCCGAGATCGAGGAACAGCTACTCAACACCCTCAACGAGGTCAACAGCAACAGCATGAGCACTGACAGTGCGGTGATCATGCGCAGTGTGCGCAAGCGCTACAACCCGTCCAACTGGGACGCCATCTACAAGCTGGTCGAAAAGCACAAAGCCTACGGCCTGTTGGAGAAGCGTATCCACAACGGCAACATGAAAGATTTTCTGGAAGAACACCCCGACGAGTACCCTGCCGGGTTGAATGTCGATAGCCGATACGCGG